TCACGGGATATCCCAGCAGTGTAGAGGCCTGGCCGTCAAGCAGGCCCGGCTTCCAGATGAAGTCCCCGGTCGTGTCCTTCAACTTCCGGATCACCGAGATCGTGTTTGAGTTCATCACCCACACCGCGCCCTGCCGATAAGGGGCGCGCAGGGCGTGCACCATATCGACAAGCCTGTCGTGGGAGTTCGTCCCGACAAAGGCACCCGCAGCACCTGACGGAACATATTGCAGTGTTCCGAAAGGCCGCGTCGCATCCCCGGTTGTTGCCACTGGATAGGTCAGGAAGCCCCTGGGCTGGGCCGTGCCTGTGCCCGAAACAAAGGCCACGCCTTCGGCCCGCGCAAACTCGATCGCAATTTCCCGTGCAAGCCAGCCTTCCACGTCGAACAGGGCGTCGTCCAGCATCGCCTGGGTCGCCGCCGGATTGGCATACAGCTCACCCATAGGCGTCAACACTTCCGAGAACACGGGAGTCGCCGTTTCCGGGCGCCCGGCCGCCTCACCGACCCAGCCAGAGGCAACCCCGCCGGCCGCCACCAGCTTCCGGTAGTTGGCAGACCCGACCTTCACCACGTCCGCAATCGCGCGGATCGGCGAAATCAGCTTCAGCGTCGTTTCGATGCGCTGGTCGATCTCCAGCGGGACGGCAAGTCCGCCCTCGCCGGCAATCCCGACCGAAAGCCGCTTCGTCTCGAAGCCGGCCTCAACCCCCTTGCGCAGATAACTGTCGGCAAAGTCGGACGCCGGGCGGCCTCCCCGGCCAGCCGTTGCAAGCGGAGCCGCCGAAACAACCCGACGCGCCAGCTGATCCAGGTCCTGCTTCATCTCCAGGCGCAGCGCGTCCAGTTCCGCCCGAACAGGATCGGCCGCCGGCAGGCTTGCCACGTGCGGAACGTCCGCCGCGGTCACCACCGCGTCGGCCTTGGTCTCATAGGTCATGATCGTTCGTCTCCTTGCCGGAACCTCATTGGTTCCACCCTTGCCGGCCCGCCCGGCACACGTCCTGCGTCAGGCGACGGAATCCACCCGCGCATCCGAATGCATCGGCAATGTCACCACCGAGCATTCCACCAGATCGAGCTTCAGAAGCTCGCGTCCGCCCCCCGGCCGCGGTCTCGACGACTTCACCCGATATCCGAAGGACAGGCCATCGATGGCGCCACTGCGAAGAAGCGCCAGGGCATCCAGCCCGTCCCGGCAGTCTGCGCTCACGCCCGCCACCATCTTCAGCCCGATCCGGTCCTCCTGCAGGCTCAGCACACGGCCGATCGGCCGGGCCGGATCATGCTGCCACAGCAGGGGCACATCGGCCGGCGTCCCCAGGAAGGCCGCAGGCCGCACGACATCGCCGCAACGGTCAGGACTGTCGAACCGGCTCACATATCCCGTCACCCGCACCAGCCCATCCATCATGCGCCTCCCTTCGAACGCGGAGCCCAACCCAGCATCTCCCGCTTCTCGTCATCGCTCAGAAACGTCGCGTCCCCGACATGGCGCCACAGGCGCTCCCGGTCGGCCCACAGGGCAGGCACGAGATCGAGGTCCGGCTCCAGCCGAAGCCCAGGCCACCAGAGCGACAGATGGCGGGACACACCGTCGAGGATCCGGTTCAGCAGCGGCAGGATCGTGATCCGCCAAAGGGCAATGTTGGCCTCGGCGTAATTGGCGTGGGTCGAATCCCCCGGCAGCCCAAGCAGCATCGGCGGAACGCCAAAGGCCAGCGCCACCTCCCGCGCCGCTGCCTCCCGCGCCCGCTGGAAGTCCATCTCTGCCGGAGTCAGAGCCAGGGGCTGCCACTTCAGCCCCCCTTCCAGCAACATCGGCCGTCCGGCATTCTGCGACCCTTGGAATCCAGCCTCGATCTCGTCCCGCAACCGACCGAACTGCTCGGGCGACAGCGGACCATCCTCGGGATCCAGCACAAGCGCACCAGACGGCCGCGCCGCGTTCGCAACCAGAGACCGGTTCCACCGTCCGGCTGCCTGCAAAAGCGCTATGCCTTCGCTCGCCGCCTCGACGCAGCCGGCGCCCAGGTGATCATCCAGCGGGTCGAATGCCTTCAGGTGCAGAAGGCCCGGCGCCTGTCGGTCACCCTGCGCTGCATGGCGCTGAATCCGACCACCGACCTGATACACCCAGGTCAGCGGCCAGCCATTTGCATCGGTCTCCAGCCGCATCCGCTCGGGCCGCAGGGCCCACAGCTCCGCCGGTAGTCCCCCAAGGTCGAGCCCTGTTTCCAGAAAGGCATTGCCGTGCATCAGCAGATGCGTTGCAAGGGCCTCGAGCAGAGCCGGCGACAGCAACCGCTGCGCCTCGTGGGTGCTGCCATTGGCCAGCAGGCTCACACTCGAGAGACCTTCGGCCACGATCCTGACGGCCCTCAGCGCAACAGGATTGCGCCAGGCGGCGCGCACCTGCCCCTCATAGGAAGACGGCGGCTCCGAACCCGTCGGTTGCGACAGCGCCCACGAGCGTCCATGTCCGAGCGCCTTGCGCTCGGGCCGGGCAAGAAATCGAGCGGCCCAGCTCACTGGTCACGCCCCGCGTCGGGAAGCGGGCCGACTGCGAAAAGACCCCCGCCAACAATCAACGAGACCGCCTGCGCCAGGCCATGGGCCTGCATCGGATCGGATCCGAGAACGACTGCAACCATTGCAAGCCCAACCCAGGTCGAGCCCTCGGCAAGCCGCAGACGCAGCCATGCCAGCACTGCCCCGCAGGGCAGCCCATCCAGAAACACCTTCATCGGATTCTCCTGTTCAGCCGCCCAGCAGGCGCACCTGCGGGCCGGGCCCGCGTCCTCCCAGCATCAGCTCGGTCAGCGCCCAGACCAGTGCATCCGCCCGATCCGGCGACGTGCCCGGCCCGACATAACCTCCGCCAAGAACAAGCCCGCACAACTCATCCTCAAGATCCGGAAAGTGCCCCAGATGGCGCACGCGGCCGGCCGAATAGAGTGCCGAGACTGGCTCGGCCCGGGCGGCCTTGCCACGACTGGCGCGGACCTGCTTGACGGGCAAGTTGATGGAAGCTGCCCTCAGGATGCTTTCCACCATGTCCCCGCCATTGTTGGTCTCGACCACGACCCGATCAGCCTGGTGGCGTTCGAATGCAGCCGCCACAGCCGCTGCCCAAGCCTCTGGCGTAGTGCCCTGGACGCTGGCATCTGCCAGAACATACCCCACCCCACCCGCATCGACCCCGGCGACAACCACGCCGCAGCCGCCGGGCCCCGCCGGAGGGTCGACGCCGACAACCACCCGCACAAGCTCGGGGGCAGCTTCCGCCCGGCAAGTTGCCAGCCCGTCCAGACTCCACAGAGCGCCTTCTTGGGCCTCAAGCAATTCGCCCAGCAATTCCTGGCGCCCCAGGCTGGTGCCCGAGTAGCTGCTATCCAGATCGGCAAGATACTCCCGTGGAAGATTGGTACGATTGTCGAATGTCGTGCCCCGCGTGACGACCGTGCCGGGCATCTCGAGCAACGCCCTCAACAAAGGAAGCGCGCGCGGCGTTGTGGTAACGACAACCTGCGGATGGTGCCCCAGCCTGAGGCCCATCCGCAGATTGTCCCATGCCTCCCTCGGTTTCGGCCATGCCGCCAGCTCATCGCACCAGGCAAAGTGAAATTGCGGCCCCCGAAGCTGGTTGGGCTCCGCCGCCGAAAGCACAAAGGCTTGTGCGCCGTTCGGCCAGGCCAGCAGGCGCCGGGACGGCAACCACTCCGGTTCGAAGTCCGCGCCGGAAACAGCCAACAGGCCCGACTCGCCCTCCACCATCACCGACGTCACGTCATGGGCAGACACCCCAACCAGGGCAAACCGCGCATCCGGGACACGTCGGGCCTGCTCCGTCACCCACTCTGCACCGGCCCGGGTCTTTCCGAACCCCCGGCCGGCGAGTATCAGCCACTGGGACCAGGCGCCGGCCGGAGCCAGTTGAGATGGCCGCGCGGTCCAGCGCCAGCACTGCGCCATATCCAGCAGAAGGTCCGACGGCACATCACCAATCACCCGGTCCAGATCGACAGGCGCCAGCAGGGCAAGGCGCTCAAGCACGGAATGCTCTGCCATGCGCCCCCCCCTCTTCCGGCCCCCGCCTCGCCTCAGCCGCAATTCCGGAGCATGCCCAATCTCTATACCAGAGCGTCACGATTGTCAATATTTATTTTACCGTATTGGTTTTCATAGTGATCGATGAGGCGGTCCAGCGCCAGCTGCAGGACAAGCTTGGCTGCCCGCGTCGGCCACCCAAGTGCGCGCTCCGCCTCCGCCAGGCCCTCGCCTTCGCACGCCACGCGCCACAGAATGTCGGAAAGCCCAGGGCCCACCGATTCAAGCGCCCGATCGAATCGCCGCTTCGCGTCGATCGACCGCAGGGACTGCTCCTGCGCGCCCCCTCCACCCCGTTCATTCCGGCCAACCAATGCGGGCTCCCAGCGCATCGTGACCCGCGCACCCAGTCCGGCAAGCGCATGGTCTGTCCGCAATGTGTCGGCTGCGGCCAACTGAAGGGCAGTCAGGTGCCCCCGACGGGCCAGCCAAGCGAGCGGCGACTCGACCATGTTCACCGATACCACCTGTCGATCCACGCGATCGCATGGCGCAAGCACACGCCGCCCAATTTCCCGATTTGGATAATCTGTCGCATCCACCATATCGACTTCTCCTCTCGACATCGTCGGCCACCTGCCATACTGGTACATCTGTAGGACAGGGCATCTTGGGAGAGGACGATGCGCAACAGGCTGCGGGAAATTCGCAAGGCGAAGGGTTTGACCCTGGCCGACGTGGCCGCGAGGTGCGTGCCGCCCACGACTGCGGTCACGATCGGCCGGCTGGAAACGGGCACCAGGCAACTGACGGTTCCATGGATCGCGAAGCTGTCGCAAGCCCTCGGCGTCGAGCCTCGCCAGCTGATCGCTCAGGAAAGCGACGCAACCCTCCCGGTCGCCGCCCAATTGGCAGCGGATGGCGCACAGGCGCTGTCAGCCCCCTTGCAGGTTTCACCCCCGTCGCCGCTGCCGAACGCCATCGCCCTTCTGGTCAGGGATTCCCAAGGCGACTACCGCGCAGGTGACCAGCTCTGGCTGGAGCAGCTCCCACCCGACCGTTATTCAGAGGCCGTCAACACCGACATTCTCGCGCCACGTCCCGTAGGCAGGTTCGTCTTCGGGCGGCTGATAGCCAGTGAAGGCGCAAGGCTTCACATCCTTCCGACGAAGGGCGGAAGTCGACAGACGGTGGTTGCAGACGCCCCATGGATCGCCCGAATCCGGACCCTTGTCCGGACCTTCTGAGCCTTACAGACGGGGAAGGGTCACCCCCCTTTGCCCCATGTATTTGCCGGCGCGATCCGCATAGCTGGTCTCGCACACCCCATCGCCCTTCA